GCGAATATATAGCGGGTACGTTTGTTTTCCCGGTCCCATGTAGGTTTGCGAAGCAATCGGGTCGTCAACAACAAAAGTTCCAGCATCTGATCGCTCAAATTGACCCGCAGAGGGGTCGAACTCAAGGATTCCGGGAGCTCCAGTGTGGTAAACTTTCTTGTCAAGGCCCATTTCACGACGACGATTCATGCGAGACGTCTCATCCATGGGTAATTCGCCAGATACAATCTTTTCCGCGACCTCAGGAGGGAATCCAGAGTCGATGAGCTTTGTAAGGCGAGAAAAAAATGACATTACGCGGCCTTTTGGTTAGGAATCCAGTCCTTAGCGAGTATATCAAGCCAGTCGTCGAAAGGAATCACCGCACAGCCGGTTAAATCGGCGTAATCTGGGTTAAAAGCGCCCATCGGGAGTGTCACGCGGATGGGTTTGTTGTTGAATTTCCAAACCAGCACGGGAATATCGTTACCGGCGGCCGTACATACCTGCTCCCACCACCCTTTTTGATACCACCAGCCATCCTTGTAGGCCTTGCACTCGATCGCATAGCCGGGAATGGTGATGTCACAAAGGTTTTTGGCTTGATATTGGTCGAGGTTGCGCTTACAACGGACGTCGATGCCTTGCGCCTCAAAGAAAATATTGAGTCGTTTTACGATGTCCCGCTCAAAAGCGGCACCCTTGTTACGCGAATCGGCCATTTCGCGATAGTATCCTATCTGGAGAAAAATTCTAGGCCATAGGGGTCCCTTACTTTTTTCTGAGCAATAGGGGTCCCTTACTTTTTTCCGAATCGACCCCCTACCCCCAAAACCAGAGCGCTACCCCTCCAACTCATAGCGCTGGGGGTGGGGGGTCCCTTTTACCCGTCGAATAAAATTAGGTTTTGAATGCGCCAAACTCAGCTATAGCTATGGCCGTGACGGCCGCCGCGATTCAGGGGGGTGCGGGGGTCCCCCCAATTGCGATCTGAGCGACGTTTTCTGACCCCATAGAGACCCAAATACCTGTCCCCTTGCGTCCCGTACAGGCCAATACAGGCCGTCACAGGCGCTCAGTGACCCCCCTGAACACACAAATGCGCGGCAGGGGTCACCGAATCGAGCGATTGATCGCTAAAACCGATAGAAATGCAGGGTTTTTGAGGTTTTTCCGAAGATCTGGGGGAGGGGCAAAGAGAGAGCCTCTCTTTGCGGTTTTACATCTACGTGTAGGGAATTTTTACTGTCAGTGATCTTTATCAGTAATTGTGCTGTCAGTTCCTAGTAGCTCGGACAGTCGCTCTTTGATGTCGTCCTTGCTCATGCTGTCGATGTTGGCATTGATGTTGAGGTTCTGGCTACGCTGAATGGTCAAACCACCGAGCTGGTTCAGCTCTTTCACTGCGCTCACAGCCGCGTTGTAGTGGCCGCTGTCGAACGCTGTCTCCGCTATGTTCCATAGCATCGACCCAGTCTTCTCAGGCGTGATAGCGAACTTCTGACGCAACTCCTCCTGCTTCAGCCGGATAGCCTTGGTGACGTGCGGATGCGTCTTGCCATCCATCATCTTGGTAGCGCTCGCCGCTGGGAATGAGAACCCAGCTCTTCGAGCGGCCTCTGTCTGCCCACACGATCCCTCTGTGTAGAACCACACGAACGCCGCCTGCATCTCGGTCAGGTTAAGCTCTGGGTCAGCCTCGAAGTGCGCAGGCGTATTCACCAGCGGCTTCAGCTTCTTCCTCGGTCGTCCCGGTCCTCTCTTCTCATCACTCACGATCCAGCTCCTCTGGTCTATCGGTCCACAGCGAGTCGCCGTAGCGTTCATAGTTACGAACCCACTTGCGCAACGTACTCACATGGACATAACAATCACCCGCAACTTGGGCCATTGATCTGCCTTCTTCCAGCAACTTCGTTGCTCGCTTGACTCGCTTTTTGTCCACTCATCTAATCCATGAGACAGGGTACAGTAGAGGGTAGGGTGGGTGTTTCCTATATACCCCCTAAAACACCTTAAGAATAATACTATCCTTAAATATAAAACTACTCTTAATAGAGTTGATATACCCTACCCTGCCCTGTTAATAACCCTAGTTAATTCAATCACTTAACCTACCTCAAAACAGGGTACAGTGTACATCTACCCTTAAAAACAGCCCTTTTTGAGGGGTCAGTGAATTTACAATCGTAAAATCGCACCCGTTTAAGAATTGCCCTTTTTTGGCCCAAATCAGCCCGAGATGTACCCTGTTTAGGGTGTACCCTACCCTGTTCCACCCTCAAACGTCCCACTTCGGAGGAGGGATAACCCCCCCATCTTCGATGATCGGCTCATAGTCTATGTCGTATATTTTACGCCCATTACTCTTGCGCGGGATGCACCCATTGGCCGCCAGCACTCTCGACGCTTCCTTGAAGTCCGCCACCCTCGGGGAGCGTATGCCGAGGTCACGCAGAAGCTCTGTCATCTGCACCGGGCGCACCATCGTCGATGTAAACTTGACCCGCTGAAGGATCAGGTCTTCGACCACCGACTGCGTCCTTGACAGCTCGTTGGACTCTTGCAGTAGCGCTCGCTCTTCACTGGTCAAGAACCACCCTTGCTTCGTATCGAAGAAGCGCACCTTTATCTCAGCCCATACCTGTTGCATATCGATCTTGTGCTTGTAGTCGATCTTCTTGACCCGCACAACCCAGAACCTTCGGTTGCCGGTGGGGTCTGTCAGGAACTCATTCTCGTTGACTGAGCCGTAAAAAATCGTGCGCCGACGATAGCGCGAGAACCCGCGATCATAGGGTAGACGTAGCTCGTCATGGCTTCTGGTAATGAACGCCTTCAACTGATCAAGGTCAGCCTTCTTAAAGGTACTCCCCAACTCTCCGAGTTCACATATCCAATGGCTCACACACTGCTTAACGCTATCCTTGTCGCCGGGATTGAGTGTGGCGCCTTCCAGTAGCCAATCTTTTTGCGGCGCCAGCGTCTTCATCCACTGCGTCTTACCGAGAGCCTGCTTACCGACAAACACCAGAATACCCTCGCTGGATACCCCGTCGTCGCCACACGCCGCCGCTACGCAACTGGTAAGCCACTTGGTCATGAGTATCTCTTTCAGCTCATTGTCCTCAGCCTCTACCGTGTCGAGCAGTTGTTGAAGCCGCGATGTTCCATCCCATGGCCGTGTCTCGATCCATTCCGCCACAGGATTGCTCTCCCGAGCTAACAGCTTCAAATTGAAGCGTACCCGATCGTGCGGCACTGCCATCTGTATGCACCGATCTTCGATCTCCGTAATAGCGGCATCCTCTTCGAGGTCCGCAATCAGCGTCATGTCCGGTATGTGTATGTTCATACGCTTCTTGATCACGTCGTAAGCCACGTCAATGTCATGCACCTTCAGCACCCCGAGGTGATTAGACTTCGTGTGCATCATCCGGCCGCGATCATTTTTTTCAAAATCGTAGCTCTGTGGGACCGCGATCTCGGTCATCCTCGGTATCAGCTCACCTTCCATCGCTTGTGCATGGTCGTTGTAATCACCGACTTGCTCCGGCATGAGGACCTCGGCGTGTCCGCCTGCCTGCCTGATAGCCTGCGCCGCCGCTATCGCCTTTTGCTCGCCGGTTTTACTCTCGTCGAAGTCCGCGATAAAGACGTGCTTAGCCTTTGGGTAGACAGTGTGTATGGCCTCCGCTACTGGCTGTAGGTTGCCAGCGTCGAATGCCACCATGACGGGTTGCTGGTGATGTGCAAAGTAACTGGCGGCAGTGGCGTATCCCTCGGCGTAGTTGATCACCGTAGCATCGGCCAGAAAGTCGATGCCAATGGGGAAGTAGCCGCCCTTCTTCTTGCCGCCTCTGAGGAAGATCTTTTTGCCGTCCTCATCAATAAACTGTAGCGTCTGCACTGACCCGTGAATGTTGTACAACGGGATCAGTAGCGCATCCTTATACTGCTTCAATCCATGCGAGGGCACACCTTTGGCTTCAAGGTAGGGATGTATGTTGCATTCGTTGGCGTTGTCCCACATCGTCTGCGCCTTCTTCGCAACCACGGTCTGCTCGACCTCTTGCGCGAGTCGCGCCTGCTCCTTAACGCGATTGATCTCGTCTCTCTGCGCCTTGGTCAGCTTCGGTAAATCTGCGCCTTCTGCCTTCCACGCTCCCAACGGACCGATGTCATATCGCTCGGCATGACCGTAGGGACGGTCCTGATCAAACCATACTTGGTACCACGCATTCTGCTTTCTACGCCCATCAACCAGCGTATAAGCGCGTCCTATCTCGCCTCCAGTGACTAAACCCTTCTTTGGATCTGGCTCTACGCCAAGCGCACCTAGCCAGTCTATGAACTCACGGTGCAGGTCATTGGAGAGAGGTCGTGCAAAATTTTTGGTGTCGCCTTTTATCTTCATTGCCATGTTGAGCCCCTCCCAGAGATGTGTATACTAGTGCAAGTTTGTACAAACCATCAAGGAGAACTTAAATGCCAATGAAACTTTCTGTAGGAGGGGGTGGAGACTCGGAGTACGAGGTGCCGCCAGTAGGTGAACACAAAGCAATTTGTTTTCGCGTCATCGACGGCGGTAGCGCCGAGGAGGAATATCAAGGGGAGACAAATGTCCGACATAAAATCTTCCTGTTCTGGGAACTAACTGAGTGCACCATGCAGGACGGTCGCCGTATGTCTGTCATGGGCAACTACACTGCGTCACTCAACGAAAAGTCTAAGCTCTATCAACACGTCACCTCATGGATCAATCGGTCCTTCACAGACGCTGAGAAGCAGGGCTTCGATCCAACATCGCTTGTCGGTAAGGGTTGCAAGCTGTCTATTGAGCATACCAAAACTGGGCGCGCCAAGGTGGCAAATGTCCACGCTTTTGT